TCTGGGCAAACTTTAAGGTTTGTCCATTCTTTACGCAAAGATAAGTAAGGGTACTGCTGACCACATCTATCGCATAAACCAAGGGATTTTTTACCAACTGCATATGTCATTAGATAAACGTATAATAATCTCTACTAGGGGTTAAATGTAAACTTGCTCGATCTCGGTCTTCTTCTGCTGCTCTTGTAAATTCTTCTTCGTAAACAGATTTCAACACCTGGACTCTTTCAGGTGCGTATTTTAAAGATATATAGTAAGCTAATCCTGCAGCTAAACAAGGATAAAACCTGAAAGGCATATCAAGCGTATTTATGCCTGCATCTGCATCATCCATTCTAACTAACCTGTCGTACACAAGCGTATAGTCTGATGAATCAGGGGTAGGCCAAAGCTTTATTATAGGAGTTATACTTCTATCAACGTAAAACTGTGTTGGTCGAGAAGTAGAGTTTTTACTAGGTATGTTAATATATTCATCCCTACTTATTCTGCTTATCTGTATGTCTGATTGTGATGTTCCAGTGTTTTGCCTTATAACCGCAGATAAAATATCAATACTAGATTGCACAGGGCTTAAATCAACAGCAGAGCTAACAGTAGTAGAAACTGAGCTAGTGCCACCTGTAATAGTCTCACCTGCTGTAAAAGTTCCATTAGGAACAGTTATAGCTAAAGTGTTTGATTCTAAATCACCAGACCCAGAAGTAGGCTCATTTGTTATTTTAGCTGTTGCCCCACTCGTGCCACCTGTAATAGTCTCACCCACTAATAACCCAGAGGAAGAAGCTACTACCATTATTAATACCCCTAATGGATAATCAGCTACATTAGAAGCTAATGGTAACTCTTGCTGTTGTATTGTCCATCTGTTTAACCCACGATTTGCCCAATCTGCAAATAATAAATTTAAAGATCTTCTAGCAGAACGTAAATCGTACCCTGTACGAGCTTCTATGCCACAGCGTTCATAAGCTTCTTCAACGTATTCGGCTACGTCAAGTTCAAAATTTTTAGACCCAGAGGTAGCCATGATTTATCCTTTGCTTATATTAAAAATTCTCCAACAATAGCTGCTCCAACAATTAAAACAGCTATGCCCCACATACGCATATCTAATTTATCTAAAGTTTTTTCAATTCTGGAATATCTTAAATTGCATTCTTCTTCATGTTTTTGTTGCAAAACCAATAGTTCTTTTATTGTCATTTCACCACGCCTTACATGACCAATATCTGGCACTGAATTTATCTTTTGCAGTATCGCACTTATGTCTTGCTCTGAAACTTTTACGCCTAGCAGGTTGGTCTTTTTTAATAGACATTTTAGGGTCTCCAAACCTAACCAACTTAATCTTATCGCCTTTTTTAGCGAGAACAGCACTTTTTTTGTTAGCGTTGGGTGTTCGTTTTGGTTTGTTAAATCCTGCAAAAGATTCTCCGCGATATGTTATCCTGCCCGAAGCTGTTCTTTGTACATCTGAAGCAGTAGCCATAATTTTCTCCTATGCGTGATAAAACATCATTAAATCCATAGTGCCTACAATAAAGGTGACGTAACAGCCTGCTGTAAACAATACTCCTTCGTCAGGAATAAACGGATCATCCGAAGTGCTGTCTGTTCCAATTGATCTGAACTGTATCAGCTCAGTGCCAGTAGCACTGGTATTTCTAATATTAGCTTTCCCTGCTGTACCACCAGAAACAAAAGAGAATCCTTGCAATCTACACCTTCCTGCAAAAATAACCCCTAAAGCATTGTTGTTAATACCTGCTGATACGTTTCCTGCTGGATTACCCACAGCCGTAATACTCGTAATTGTTTTAAAGTACCCAGAGCTTGTTGCTGTTCCAGCGTTAGCACCTGTAACAGACTCAGTTAAGGCACTGCCATTTACATCTGTTCCAACTACAGTAAATGATTTTGAAGAATCATTTCCTGCTGATAATATCGTTACCTGTCTTCCAGAAGCATTAGTAACACTTCCACCAGAAGCTAAAGCACCGCCAATAGTTAAAGCCGCGTTGTTACCAACGGCTGCCGCTACAGAAATACCGTCAGCATCAAGAGCTACTTCATCACTGATAATGACTGGGGTTACATCTGATCCTGCCATTTTTATCTCCTTTATAAAAAGGGTAGGGGTTTCCCCCCACCTAATTAATTATGCGATTTGAACGTACTCGATGATAAATGTGAACGATCCTGCTGTTGTCGCATCGACAGTATTTGTGATGTTGCAGTAAATAGTTCTTGCGGTGTCTGTATATTGAACAGAAGCTGGTGCAGTTGTACCATCTTGTGTTTGAAGAACCAAACTAGTCACAGTTACGTTGTGAGCTACAACGGTTGTACCGCCATCAAGAATCTCATCTGTCTGAGCCGCAACAATTTGTGCGCCTGAGCTAGATGTTCCAACTTCGTATCCAATATCGCCAGTTCCAATTACAGGAGCTGTGTCACAAAATATCTTAATGTTAGTGATGATTGTATTTGCTGGTTGAGTAAACTCACCGATTGTCGGGCTATCACCTGCTGTAGTGTTAACAGTAACACCTGTCGCAAAACCGACGTGTTTTACATATTTATTTGTGACAATACCTGTTGAGGCAATGACCGCTGTATCAGTATATGCACCTGTTTCAGAATTTTTTGATACTACTTTAAATCCGTTTTCGGAGCGGACTGCTCCTGTAAATGTTGTATTAGCCATGTCAATCTCCTTGTCTTGGCAAATGTCAACCGCAGAATGCGATTGTCAAGGTAACCTTAGATTACACTACCTTTTTATAAAAAGAAAGGTTATTTTATTCGCTTGATTTCTCTTTAAGAACTAATCCAAATATAGCACAAACTATACCTGCCCAAGTTAGTATCGGGAGGGTAAGTAGAATGCCTAATCCAACCCCAACTACAGCCGCAGCACCATAGCTTGAAGGTTCTTTTAATCTGCCTTTAATCCAATCCATAATTTTCTCCTATTAAATAAAAAAGGGCGACCTGAGCCGCCCTTAGTGGATTCACATAAACAAGAGTTAAGCTCCTGGAGAACCAAATACACAACGTGGATCTGATACACCGAAGCTGTAACGCTCACGAGCTTTGTAACGAACATTGCCTGTTTCAAAATCACCTTCCATAGATGTTTTGATTGCGCTACGCTCAAAGTGTTTAAACCCATTAGGTGCATCTGTCTTAATGAAAAATGCATCTGTATCGGTTAAGAAGTGATTAACTACATAACCATCAGGTAAAACGCCCATATTACGCATTGCGTTAATGTCGTTATCTGCTGTTCCAGTGCGTAAATTAGAAGCCATTAGCCTCTCCGCTACAAATTGTAACGCAGGGGGAATGATCAACTTACGACCCTGTAGAGCAATTTTTAGACCACGCTCATCAATAAACGCTGCGATGTCAATCATCGATTGTTCTAAAGATGTTTCGTTAAGGTCTGCCGCAGTAGATAACTCATTAGCAAGATTACCACCGCCAACAGTCGGGTGGTCAGTTGCACAAAGTTCTTTACCATCACCAATAGCAAAGCTTGAATTAAATGCGTTATTTAAAATAGACGCTGCTTTTACTTGTTTGGTGTTCGCCATAGAACGAGCTAATGCACGAGTATAACGAGAACTTAGGCGGTCATAGAGATTATCCTCTACAGCTTCCTCAGTAATCGCAAATGCAAGTGCTATTGTCTCGTGTGTATAACGAGCGGTGAAGGCTTCATTGGAAGAATCGTAAGAAACTGCCGCGCCTTCTGTTTTAACAGGGGCTTGTCCAAACCCTGCTAACATTACCTCTTCTTCAAACGCTCTGTCTGAAGATTCAGTTTCAAAGATCTCAGCATGCTCATTGTCATACCGATCATACTCCAAACCGAACAGGGCATTAAGTCCTGGTTCAAGTTCTTTAAGGAGCTGGGAACGTGTTATAGCCATTATCTATCTCCTTCCTAGATACCTGCGCCAGTACCGTTAGCATTATAACGATAAAAGTGGTTGTTAAGTAAAACAATCGCCAACCTACCTGCCGCAGTTGCATCGTCATTTGAAGGTGAATCTTCAAAACCGACAATACGCATATTTAGGGTATTTGTGGTTGCTGCTGTTGATACGGCTAACTCAGCAGAAGATTTACCTGTTGTGGTATCTCCGCTTGTACCAGAAGCAAAATTGGCGTTTGCGTGAACGACTGAATCAGCTGCTGCTGCATCACAATTGATCAAAAATAACTGATCAGGATGATTTGCAATAAGTGCAGTAGCTTCAGTACCAGATTTTATAGAACTTGTTCCTGGATACTTATTCGTAAACGTCGGTGTTCCATCCAATGCGGTATAGTTACAACCGATGAATGCACCCAGTAGAGGAACTGTACCACCAGCGGCAGCTCCTACAATATCAATCAAACCGTTTGCGAGAGGAATAACAGGCGTACCTTCATAGATAACACTCGATGTTCCCGCTACGCTCGCTAGTTGGATTTTATATGTAGAAATGCCATTAGTATTAGCACCTGCACCGAGCATTTTGTATGGGCGTAGCCCAAAAGCGGCATCTAAATTTGCCATAGCTCAATCCTTTATGGTTATTCGGAGGAATTACCCTTTCCGAAGGTTATACGAGATTGCCTTTCAGGTTTACTGATCGGCATAGACGGATGTTGCTCCCTCATGAGATCATTATCAACAGCGTTCATTTGGTCAGCAGTTTGCTGCTGGTAATGAGAGGTGCGTTGTTGACGAGTTTCTTCAGGGAATCTTGCGAGTACCAAACCACCAACACCAATAACACCTGCGTGTTTACCATCTTCGACAGTAGGTGCTTCAAAATCGGGGTACTCATCAGCGCGAACTAATTCAAAGCCTTCGCGGATTCTTGCAGATAAATTTTTAGTATCATCGTAACCCATAACTGAAGAACGGATCCATCGATGTACAAAGCCATCTGGGGCAGGGGGTGCGTCGAGTGAAGACGGAGGTTTCCAAGCTTTCGCTCGGGTTGCTTTTTCCCTTGTTTGGGAAGTGCGTGGGTTTCTATCGGTCATTTTAACCTTCCTCACGGTTTTTGCATTGCGATAAGTTGCTTTGCGTATTGTTCATTAGTAATACCTAACTTTTGTGCGATTGCAACCTGCGATTTAGTAAGAGTCACTTTATTTTGACTTATTCTTCCAGATCCTCGGGTTGCACCCCCTACAGCAGGGGCTTTTCTCGTTGTTTTATTAGGCGGCGACTCTTTATTATACTTATCAGGAAAATTTTCTTTCATTTGGCGTTCTAGCTCAGCATAATATGGTTGAGGGTATACGTCAGGTTGAAATCCTTGATTATTAACCAATTCATTATGAATGCTAAATGCGGTTAATGTCATAGGCTCGTCTGTTCCGAACCACTCATTTTTTGCTGCCCAAGCTTCTGCGTTTGCATCTCTAACTGGTGCAGGCGGTGCAGGGGCAACAGGTGCAGCAGGAGCTTTTGCTGCGTTTTCTCGGTTTACTTTGATATAATTCAGCCGTTCATTATCTTGAGCTATTTTAGCAAGGCGATTTTGAGCTTCTACTTGTGCCTCAACATCACCTCTATCTATTGCTGTAGATAAAGCAGCTTTAGTAAGTTGCTCTTCTGCGGTAACTCTACTTTGAAACTCATTTACAAACGATTCATCAGAAGTCATTGTTCTTTTTGTTGATTCTTCTAACTGTTTGTTGACACCTTTAGCATAATCTAACGCTGCGGCTTCTCTTCTTTGAGCTTCTCTTAGTCGAGCGGTCATTTTATTAATGCGTTTTTGAACTTTTTCGCTAAATTGTCCTATTTCATCATCATCAGAAGAAGTTTCTGCTTGGTCTTCTTCTTGTTTTGGTTCAGGTTCTACTACTGCTTCAGGCTCTGACGAATCATCTGACTCATCTATCTCTATTTGTAACTCTTCTTCTGCTTCAACTTCTTTTTTTGCTTCTGAGGGCATGGTCTACTCCATGTTATAAGTGTAAAATATCTTCTGGATCAGTTATAGTGGCTAAAATCTCGTCATCATTTAAAATTCTGACTTCACCACCTTCTATTTTAAAACGGCTACCTGCATAACGCCCAAAAATAACCCAATCACCTTCTTTGCACCAAGGTTTTTCGCCTGCCCCGAACTTGTTGTCGTCTTTGTAAGCAAGGTTCCCAACTCTAAGCACATATCCGCATACTGTTCCAACTGCTTCTCTGTCTCGAGTTTCGTCTGGTACAAGGATACCGCCTGTGGTTTGTTTTCTTCCTTGAAAAGGCAACAACAAAATCCTCCAACCTGTTGGTTGGGGCATTCTATCTACTGCTTTTTCTGATAATTTAGAAGGATCTAAAACACGATCTTGGGTTTTTATGTAGGCTTTTTCTAACTCACCTACTTTTTTGTTTTTTGTTTGTTCTAGTGCTTCAACTTGATAGTCTGGCACATAAAGTTTTTTAGCCATCTGATACCTTATCTAGCAGGCGTTTCAATTCCTGTTCTAATTGACCAAGCTCTTGAAGTTGCCCTCTCAGAACTTGATAAGCGGTGAAATCTGCTACAGCACCATAAAGTATTGCTTCTTCTAGTGCTTTAGTACGCTCACGAATTACTTTAAGCATATTTTCATAAATGTAAAGGTCGTTCATAACTTTTAGTTTTACTCGTTGTTGACAAAAATGCCTATCAGTATTTTATCAAAACTAAAGGTCGTGCAAAGCTTGCTCTTTAGTTTCATCGTTTCTTCTTAACCAACCTTTACCAAAAGTATCAAAGGTACTTAAAGAACGATAGAATTTTTCACGGACATAATGCATTTGCTCGATTATTTCAGCTTCTTCCATTTCAGCCACAGCTTGTAAAGTCATTGGACCTATACCGCCATCTTGTTCTACACCCACAATACGTTGTAAAGCTTTAGCCGACCTACTTGTTCCAGAGTTTACACCCCAATCAAATACTGACCAATCTACACCAGAAGGTAACTCGTCCCCACGAACACGATCCCAATAATTTTCTTTATATATAGGGTACACATCATCATGGGTGAGACCTTGCATTTCACCATCCATAACTTGCCTACCTGCATACTGCTCATAAACTGCACGAGTTACACCGAGATTAGTCTCGCCCCCAGGATCGCTAGGATGATTAACGTAACCACCCTCATGTTCTAAAAGCCACCCCATGCATTGTTCAAAATTTTGTTTCATTTTGCATTTTTCCTTAACTTAGCGAATTGACGTGAACCAAACCAGAAACTGATAATAGAAGTAAATAGTAAGTTAGTATCATCGTTCCAAATTTCTTGTGCTGCATCATTAAACGTAACACCTGTACTCATAGAATAAAATAAGCCACTAATTTTTACAGTCAGAAACAAACCCACAAATAAATATGTTACAACTGGTCGTACCGATCCTGATAAAGCTGCCGCAAACCCAGATTTAGCATTTGCTGCTGCCATTGCTTTGTATATACCTTCTGACTCAGCTATATCTGCTTTAGCATCCAACTCATCCAATTTAAGCGACGATAATTGTGCCGCGTATTTGCCTTTAGCTTCGAGCATTTTAAGCTCTTGCGCGTCTTTTTGTTTTTGTTGAAATAAATCAAGAATACTTGGGATAATAGAAGTACCAAACCCAAGTGCTGCACCTAATAGTGATAACATATTATCCTCCTACTTTAATTTAGTTTTAGATAGGGCTGTTGCCCCCATAAAACCAACGACTACACCTAACTGTGCCACAATAAATGTATTTAAAAAACCTGACGCAGTGGCAACTCTGTCTATAGCTACAACTGGAGTTAACAAAACGATAACCGCCACAATCGTCACAACCATTGCAATCCACGCCATCATACGTTGCGTGTCAGCTAACTTGTCTTCATTTTCTAAACGAACCCACCTCTCATGTCTATCTAGTTCTTCATCTGTGATAACTCCGTCGCCATCGGCATCTGCCATTGCGTACTTACTATTTTCTTGTAGTTTTTTAGCCATAGTTAAATAACTCCTGCTGAATCTAATATTATTAGTACAAAAAATATGTTCATAAATGTAATCATAGCTACTCCTATATATTAAAACGCTTAATTAGACAATGGATTGTCAAGAGCCTCCTGCAATCGCTCGTTTAATTTGTTTTCAAGTTTAGTCATATCTTCTTCTATTCTATTTTCTACTTCACGCATTGTATCACGAACATCTTTTTCTGTTTCTCTATTTAAAGTCTCAACTTCTCTTATCGCAGAGGTTACATCTTTTTGAACTTCGTTCATTTGGTTAAGGACATCTTCTAATACTAAATCGATAGAAGCTTGCGTGGTTTTTATGCGGTCTGAAGATGTTTCAATTTTTTTCTCTAACTTATCAATGTAACCCTCTAATTTAAGCAAGTCATCTCTAAGATTGTTCTTAATGTCTCTAGTGTAAACAATAGCATCTTCAAGTTTAGTAAGGACTAATTCATTTTCAGCTTTAATTGCATCAATATCTATTTCTTGAACAATTTCTTTCATATCCATGTAATCTTTATAGATTTCAAATCCTGCCCAAGCTCCTCCACCTAGCGTTCCTAAAAGAGGAATTAACAGCATAAGCTTACCCCCTTTTATTGTCGCACCACCAATTTCTACCTCTGCCATTTTTTATCCTTACTCGAATGCAAGTTCTTTTAACTTGTTTATTTCTTGTTGTAACTTCATTACTTCCAACTGTTTCTTTTGTAACTCTAACTCATAAAGTCTATTACAATCTATCCTAGATTTAGCTCTTTTGCCCAATGGTATTGTAATTTTACTGTAAATGCCAATGTCTCCAGTTTTTTTACTATTCTCTGCTGTGCCGCCTTGAATAATCGATGTCAGGCCAAACTCAATATTAGTAGCAGACCCAATAGCATTGCTGCAATCTAAGTCACCCGAACGAAATTTATCTGATTGATAGTTTGTACCAGAGTTAGGTAACGATAAACTTAATGAGTTTGAAGTCGAGTCAGCAAAAGCTGCTCTTGCAAATACCAGTAAAATTAAAACCCATATTCTCATTTATTTTACTTTAGAACAAATTCTTGACGCTATCTGACTAGTTTGCCCTGCTCCTTTAAGTATTTTTGAAATCGTGCAAATATAAACAACTTTATTTAAATCATTATTACGCACATACACTTCAAAAGGGTGTCGTTTAGTATAACGAACTTTTATAACTCTTGATGTAGATGCAAACGGTATTTCGTCCCAATCTTCTGTAAACACACCAATCTCATAATATGAGATATCGTTTCGTCTGTTAAACAAAGACATTTTAGTAACTGACACACCTTCAATGTATGATAGTTTAAACTTGGGGTATGCAGGTGTCATTTCATGTGCTTGAGCTTGAAACCCAAGCAACATAAAGATTAGTGCTACTTGGCGATACATTCCGCTACAATCATTGCTGTATAATTACCTGCTGGAAGTGCCGTATTATCCGCTGAACCATAAGAAGCAGTTGATGCTACTTTAAACCAAGTTGATCCAGCCAATGTCATATTGTACGTTGTGGTGTTGTTTACAACGACTTTAGCTGCTTCATATGCTGACATCCCAGAAACAGAGTGCGAACTTACTGTTGTTGAGCCTGTCCAAGCCACGCCATCGTTTAACGTCGGTGCTGAACTAAAGCTGTTGGGGTGGGTAAATTTTGTTTTGTAGTAGTCAGCGGCAGCTATATCTACTCTTATGATTGCCTCTACACCACCGTCAGAAGCGGTTGTAGAAAGTTTCCAAGGTGACGGGTTTCCGTATTGTCCTGGAGTTGTTGTGTAGATTGAACAGTTGGCCTGCACCAAACCATTAATCGGTGAATTTACTGCCCAAGCACAAGTAGCTGACAGCAAAAATAGTATAGGTGTTATTTTTTTAATCATGATATCTCCATTGTTTAATCATCATATTGTGATCTGACGATACTTCTGTGAACACTATCTTGGGTCAGGTTTCGTAACCCACTAAAGTTATCTTTTATCGTACCACCTTCTATAGTTAAATTATCTTTGTATACACCACCATCTATAGCTATGTTATAATACAATTCAAGTTTCCCAATGGCAGCTATTTGTTTCATCATAGCTATCTGTTCTGATGGATCTGCAATTTTTTCTGCCGCACCTGCTACAGAAAGAATCTCTTCCACGCTTAACTCGTCACTTTCTTCTTCCTCTTTTGTTTCTAAAACTTCTTGTTTTTCTGTTTCTGCTTGTTCTTCTAATTGCATTTGCACCCATTGGTCGTAATAGGGGTCTTGTACATTTTGTGCATCGAGAAGATTATTGTCTAACAAGTATTGGTATAAAGCAGTTTTAAAATCTGGACAACTAGGGTCAGTAAGTGGCGTATGACATGGGTCAAATTTATAATGGTACAGTATAGTAACATCCGATAATGATCCATCTCCTATAACTTTTATTTCTCCATTACCAAACAGATTACCAAGAGTAGAAGGTATTGGATCATATGTGACTTTAGTACCTCCAGGTATCTTATTCCAATCATCGGTGTACTCATATATATACCCATCATTACCTATTTTTTTATTCGTAATAGATACAGTAGAGTCTTTTGTGGGATCTTTTGTAAGGGTGTATCGGTGAAATATGCCCTCTACTGTAAGTCCTGTCTGACTTGGCAGTAGATTGTTCATTGCCCATGTGTGAGCTTTTGAAGCTGCGTTTTCTGTATTTCCGTATACGTTTTCAGAGTAACAGTAATAAGGCCAAGAAAAGACCACCAATGCCAGCAGCACCTTTGGCAGTGTTTTTATCATCTTCATTCCATTCCTCCTTTTTTCCTGCAACGTATCCAGGAACTAAATGGGGATTGTTTTCCCACTCAGTTATAGCTGCTTGTCCCACAAGACCGTTTATTGGGCAAGGAGTACCAGAATCTTTCATAGCTGTCCAGATACGTTTATCTTCACACATTATTGCAACAGCGGCGACTTTCAACCCCATATCATACATTACTTTAGCGTTTTTCAATCGCTCACAATTTAAATCGCGTACTGTTTTACCTGCAGAAATCCCTAGTATTTGAGTTTGTACTGCACCTGCTACCGAGACATGACAAGTATCTGAGTTAGATGAATTAATACTTGGAGCCATAGCAGAAGGTGGAGGAGACTTAACAGTAGTTGTACTGTCTATTTTAGAATTAGTGGTACTATTAGTATTAGAGTTAGTTTCAATACAATTACTATTAGTTGTACTATCACAAGGCACGGTATCTGCATAAGCCATAGGAATTAAAACAATTAAAAACAAAAAAGTTAAAAAAGCCCAAGTTAAGTACAACAGAGATTTTTTCATTCTATTCCTTATTAGCAAACGCTGACCCTGTTAGGATAGCACCAAATGCCAGATGAAACAATCCACCCCCCAATAACGTAAAGGGCTCGTGTTGACCTGTCAGTTTTTTCATCAGTTCCATTTGAACCATAGGCTCTGTAGTAGAGTTTATAATTTCCATAAATTGGGAGATGTCTGGTCGATTCAGACCCCACCACACTGGGCAGAATAAGAAGTCATAAAAACAAATTAATAGGTAGAATATAAGTGCAGTCCAACGCCAAGTCAACGTGGACTTTTGTTGAGCTGTAAGTTGTTTGCTCATTTAAATGCAGGGAGGAGTACACATCGCTCTATCTACACCGTAGAAAATTACAGCAATAAATATAGCTATTCCCAACCCTATCCATATCCATTTGTTTTTCAT